AGTGCCCCATATGCGGAGAGGGAGGACCTCACATCCTAACACTTAGCTATCTTCCTAATAGAGCGCGCGCGCAAATTCACTGCGATATGTGCGGAACGTACATAAATATTCCAGATACAAGCAAGTGTGTTGGAGAATTAAGTGAGTTGGTGCACAATGGAAAATAGCAATATATTTTTAATTTTAAGCATCATAGTTTCCCTTATCTGCCTAGTAGCAACAATAACCCTTGCTTTACAGATACCTTTCATCGTGTTTTTGCGATATTGGTGGGTTCTTTTGATCGAAATAATTTTGTTTGGTAGTGTACTAATCTTTTGTGTGATTTTGTATATAAGCGATTTGATAGGGAGGAAGAAAAGTAAGAATAAAAAAGATAAAAGTTATAAAATGTGGAGAAAATCATGAAATGCCCATATATGAAAACAATTATAGATTACACTCATACAAGCACGGTATACAACTCTGATAGTTTGGTGAAGGAAGTAATATCGCAAAATATTTATATAGATAATATGAGATTGTGTATAAAGGACGATTGTGCAGCATGGAGAAATGGAAAATGTTGCTATAGAGGAAGATAGGATAATAAAGATAGGAAGAAGGTAGTACAGTGCCGAGTAAAAGGGACATTTCACTAAGTAAGTATGATATATCGAAAGAGCGGTACAGAGAGTTGTACTACTTTTGCCAGCAGTATAAAGAAAAGAAAGAGCGGCTCAAAGATTGCTATAGTATCGGTTCCCCCAGTTTATCAGATACCCCAAAAGGAGGATGCACAAGTGATGTAGTAGCCAGACAGGCAGAAAACGCCATGAAACTGGAGAAAGATATTGAAGTAATAGAACAGTGTGCCATTGCTGCCGATCCTGAAATTTACCAATATGTTATTAAAAGTGTTACCGAAGGGGTAAAATACGAATTTTTAAAAGTGCCTGCCAGCAGAAAGAAGTTTTATAGAGCCAGAAGGAAATTCTTTTATCTACTGGATCAGAAAAAAGGATAACCAAAGGGACAAAAATATATGCTATATTAATATCATAAGCAAAATGAATAGGGGCACCGGTGATTCGGTGTCCCTATTTTATTGCAAAAGAAATGGAGCGGAAAAATGAAGCGGAAAGGAAGAACCACGAAGTATGATACCGTAATCAAGCCGAAATTAGAAGAAATAAAGAAATGGTCGCAAAGCGGAGCCACCGGAAAGCAGATTGCAAGTAATTTAGGGGTAGCGGAAAGCACTTTGTACAAATACAAAGACGAACACCAAGAGTTGGCAAATGCTATTGATGACGGGCGCAAAAGTTTAGTGATAGAGCTAAGAGGTGCTTTGATCCAAAAGGCACTTGGGATAAAAACAACGGTAAAAAAAGGGATGAAGTGCAAGAGCGTGTATTATGACGATAACGGAAAGCGCTGCGAACGTGAAGAAGTTGAGATATACGAAGAAGAAATATATATTCCTCCCGATGTAGCTGCTTTGAACTTAGCTCTTAAAAACTACGATAAAGAAAATTGGGCAAACGATCCGCAACTACTAGAACTAAAAAGAGAAGAGTTAAGATATAAAAAAGAGCAGGACGAAAAAAATAATTGGTAGGTGAAAGGTATGCCGGATACAAAAAATTACGTGGTAGGGGAAAACAAAGGATTAAGAGAAGGATATACAAAAACAGAGACAGAAAACATGGTTGTTCAGCAACTGAATAATAAAATTATATTTTCTGAAACAGAACCGGAAGCGGTTATAGAAGGTGCTTTACTTTTAATTCCAAGTGAAGATGGAGAATAAAAATGTCTCAATATTTAGGAACGATACAAGTCGGAAACAACCCAAAACCAACAGTTGAAATTTATCTGGATAGTTACCGCCGTGAAGGCACAAGCGTTTTTGCTTACTTTAGTTACAGGTTACTGGCGTTAGGTGGGTACGATAGATGGGGCTATGATGTCATATTAAACTGGAGCTTTAAACTAGCGGGTGAAAATCCGTGGAACGGACACAGTATCACAGTACAGCCGATCAATCAATGGCAGTGGGGTGAAAAGTGGGGTTCTTTCTCCATAGAAAATTTTGACACAGGCACATACAACGCTTGCGCTTTAAACTTTAATTTCAATTTATCCAGTCAGGCAGGAAGCGGAACTGGATTTGATTATGTTTTAAGTTACGGAGCGGAGTATACAAGTCCTATTGCCGGTTTTGTATCCGCAACAAACATAGATGGATATTTTTCGAACACAACCATTTCTTGGAGTGGTTTTCAACACGGTTTAAATAACGGTATCAAAGAGTACGAAGTTTGGTACTTGGAATCTTCCGATAATAACAATTGGTCGGAACGAATTAAAATACGAAATGTATATACTTCTGAAACGTACGGACAAACAGATTGGTCGGGCGGTCAAGAGGGGAAATATTATAAATTTGGAGTTGTTGCACTGGGAACGGTAGATGGAACATATTCAGATATAAATGTTTATACTGGTTCTTTCAGAAAAGCGTTTTCTCCTACTGCTCCTGCTCTTGCTTTTGATAAAGCAGTTATCAGCCAAAGCGGAAGCGTGTTGTTGTCTTGGTATGGCGCAAGTGCAAACAGCGGAATTTTAAGCAGGTTGGAAATAGAAGCAAACTATTTTGATGGTGTATCTTGGAGCGGATACAAACCGATACAACAAATACAAAATCCTTCAATAAATGGTTTTGTTACTCAAAAACCAAAAGACTATACGGCATTTGGATATAATGGAAAACCGAAAGTAAAGTCAAGATTTATATACAGAGTAAGGGTGATAAATTCATTTGGTATGTACTCTGCATATAAAGAAAGCGGAATACTGGAAGTAAGCGGAGTAAGAAAATATCAGTACGGATACAACGGAAAATGGATACCTGTTAAAGTAAAATACGGATACAACGGAAAATGGATACCTGTAGTGCTAAAGCGCGGTGAAGGGGGTAAGTGGGTAATATGTGGAAAAGTTTAGAAGAATTCTATAAATCGAAACAATGGGAAAAGTTTATGGCAGCGCTCAAGCAAGAGCGAATAAACGATGAAGGATTTATCATTTGTGCGCATTGCGGTGAACCTATAATAAAGAAGTACGACTGTATTGGACACCACATAGAAGAGCTTACCTTAGAAAATGTTAACGACTACAATATTTCTTTGAATCCTGATAACGTAGAACTGATACATTTTAGGTGTCATAATAAAGCACATAAAAGGTTTGGATATGGAAATGCGCACAGAAAGCCAACACCAACACAGAAAGTGTATATTGTTTATGGTTCTCCTTGCAGCGGAAAGACAACGTTTGTAAGAGAAAGCGCGGGAGAAAACGACATCATTCTGGATATGGATAGTATATATCAATGTATCACGGCGAACGAAAGATATATTAAACCGGAGCGGATAAGAGAAAATGCATTTGGGATTAGAGATTGTATACTAGACATGATTAAATGCAGACGCGGGAAATGGCTTACCGCTTGGGTGATTGGCGGTTATCCTTTGTTAATGGAAAGAACCAGAATGGAAACAGCTCTTGGAGCGAAAAGTATATTTATAGATACAGACAAAGAAACATGCTTGAACCGTGCAAGAGACAGACCAAAAGAGTATCAACAATTTGTAGAAGATTGGTGGAATAAATTTCAACCCTCCCCCACGGAATGAAAAATAAAACGCTGTGAGGGACTGGAAAGGGAGTACTACAGTGTCGCAGAAAGCAAATTTTTGAGATTTTTAGAAATCGTTTTTCCAAGGTGTAAAAAGTTGGTGATAGTAATAAATAGAAAAGAAGAATTACAAAAAGTATTTTCAGAACTGGACGAATCCGCAAAACAAATTGTGTTTCCAATGATTGATGATGTTGTGTTTTTGGAAAAGCAGCTTGCAGAATTAAAGAAATACCCATTTATCAGTATTAATCCGGCAAACAAAGCACAGCAAAAAGCAACAGCGGCAGGAAAACAGTACAAAGAATTCTTGCAGCAATACAATAACTGTATCAAGATATTGTTATCTCTTGTAAATAGCGATGCCGGAGATGAAGAGAGCCCACTAAGGTTATACATGAAAGAGTTGATGAAAGGTAATGCTTAATGCCTTAAATCAAGATTTATATTTGATACAGTATCGAATCGCAATTAAAAAAGGAGAAATCATAGCCGGTCAGGAACTCATAATGGAGCTTGACCGGTTAATTAATGATCTAGGAAATCCGAGGTATTATTACGACACCACAGAAGCATACAAAAGAATTCATTTTATGGAAGGCTGCATTCGTCTTACGAAATCACCGTTTTACGGAAAACCTATGATTTTAATGTTGTGGCAAAAAGCGTTAATTGAAGTTGCATATAGCTTTAAAATGTCAGACACTGACTTTGATAGATTTAAAAAAATCATTTTGTTGATAGCAAGAAAAAACACAAAATCAGAAACATGCAGCGCACTGGCGTTGTGTGAATTAATTTTCGGAAATGATGGTTCGGACATTGTGTGCAGCTCTAACGATGATATGCAAGCGAACATTTTATACGATGCCATTGACACCATGCGCTTGATGATAGATCCAAAACAGCAAGATACATGGAGAAATCAACAGTGTATCAGAAATAAAGTGAATAACTCTAAAATTTTCAAGCTATCAGACAGAACCAGAAATAAAGAGGGAAGAAATATTGATTTTGCTATTTTAGATGAAGTTCACGAAATGATGAAAAATATTATTTTGAAGTCTATAGAGCAAAGTCAATCTTTAAAAGATAATCCAAAACTCTTTATTATCACAACGGAAGGTTTTGTAAACGATGGTGTACTAGATCATCTACTTATTGACTGTAGAAAAATCATAAACGGAGAAGATGACGGTATCAGCGCAGAAAGAACATTACCTTGGCTATACACACAAGATAGTGAACAAGAAATCTGGCAAGATAAAAGCACATGGATAAAATCAAATCCAACGCTAGGTATTGTAAAGAAGTGGGACTACTTGGAAGAGCAAGTAGATTTGGCGCGTAAAAGTAAGGCGGATAGAATGTTTGTTCTTTCAAAAGATTTTAACTTTAAGCAATCCAATTCCGAGGCATGGCTTATGGAAGAAGATTATAAATATTCTGCCGTATACGATATAGAGGAATTCAGAGATTGTTTTGCACTGGGAGCGGTTGACTTATCAGAAACTACAGATTTAACATGTGCTAAAGTATTGCTTATGAAAAAAGATGATCCAACAAAATATATTTACACTATGTATTTCATACCTGAAAGTAAGTTGGAGTTATCCAGCGATAGAGAATCGGGGGCAAAATACGCAGAGTGGGCAAAAGATGGCTGGCTCACCATTTGCGAAGGCAACGAAATTGACTTATCAATGGTCGCAAACTGGTTCTATAAGCTCTATGAGACATATGGAATACGAACCATTACAACCGGTTACGATCAGAAATTTGCAAAAGACTTTTTAAACCGCATGGAAGAATACGGGTTTGAATTTGAAATGGTTTACCAAAATAAACTTACCTTATCTAATCCGATGAAATTAGTGGAAGCGGATTTAAAAGGGCAGCTTATCAATTATCAGGAAAATCCAATAGACCAATGGTGTTTAGGTAATGCCTCTATGGAAATTGACAACTTTGGTAATGTGATGGCGGTTAAAATCAATAACCAACAAAACAGAAGAATTGACGGAGCGGTTACGCTAATCATCTTGTATGAAATGTATCGGCGTTATCGCTCTGTTCTTTTAAGAAAGTTGAGGTGATTAAGACGGGATTTTTAGATATATTCAAGAAAAAATCAAAAGAACATAAATACGCTCAAATGTTAAATGGAAGTATTCCGGTGTTTACGCAGTTTGGAACAAATATTTATGCAAGTGACGTAGTACAGCAAGCTGTAAACTGTATTGTACTGGAAATGAAAAAGTTAAATCCTCAACACATACGAGAAATAGAACACGATATTACGCCAGTAGTCAGTGAAGTTCAAAAAGTACTACAAAATCCAAACGAACTTATGACAACAAGTGAATTTATTGAAAAAATAATGTGGTTAACAATGTTAAATTACAACTGCTTTGTTATTCCTACATACGAAAAAGAAAAACTGACAGGGTTATATCCTGTCAAGCCGCTGCGTGTAGATTTTCTACAAGACGTAAGCGGCATTTTTTATATCAAAATGGTGTTTGAAAATGGATACGAAACAACAATCCCATATAAAAATGTAATTCATATTCGATATAAATATTCAGTTAACGAGTTTATGGGCGGTAACGAATCAGGGCAACCGGATAATGATGCTCTTTTAAAAACATTGGAATTAAACAACACGTTGTTACAAGGTGTAGCAAAAGCAATGAAATCCAGTTTTAGTGTAAACGCGGTTGTGAAATATAACACAATGATGGATTCCGACAAAACAGAAAAGAATGTCAAAGAACTGGAATTAAAACTAAAAAAAGGCGAAAGCGGAATTTTGCCAATGGATATAAAAGGTGAGTACGTGCCAATTAAGCGAGACATAAAGCTTGTGGACGATGATACCTTAAAATTTATAGATTCCAAGATTTTAAGGCAGTTCGGCGTGCCTCTTCCGATTTTAACCGGAGACTACACAAAAGACCAATACGAAGCGTTTTACCAAAAAACATTAGAACCATTAATCATTTCTATCTCGCAAGCGTTTACAAAATCATTATTCGGAAATCAAAAAAATTATGGAAACAAAATAGCATTTTACAGCAAAGAGTTAATGTTTATGTCGGTATCACAAAAACTCGAAATGGTGCGGGTACTGGGAGATAGCGGTTCGCTGTACGAAAATGAAAAGCGCGTTGCGTTTGGTCTACGTCCTTTGCCTGAACTGGCAGGAGTGAGAAAACAATCGCTTAACTACGTTGATGTAGAGATAGCGAATCAATATCAGTTGCAGAATCAAAAACAGGAAGGAGGAGAAGAAAATGAAGGAATTGGAAACACGTAAATATAATTTTGAAGTGCGTGCGGAGCAAGATGAAAAACACGGAAATATCATAACCGGAGTTCCGATTGTCTATGAAAAAGAAACCGTTATAGCGGGTTGCTTTAGAGAAATTATCCACAAAGGTGCTTTAGATAAAGCAGATTTAACAGACGTGCGATTTTTAGTAAATCACAAGTTAGACGGAATTCCGTTGGCACGCAGTAGAAAAAATACAGAAAATTCCACAATGAAATTGACTGTTGGTAATAACGGGCTAAATATTCGAGTGGACTTAGATACTGAAAATAACTTGGAATCTCGCAGTTTGTACAGTGCAGTACAGCGTGGAGATATTACGGGTATGTCTTTCCTTTTCGGTGTCAACGAAGAAAGATGGGAGGACTTGGACAAAGACTTGCCATTAAGACATATCTACAAAATTAGTACAGTAGTTGAAGTGAGTGCGGTAACAATGCCGGCTTACATAGACACTGAAATAAATGCTCGTGGAAAAAGCGCGGTGGAGACTGCGCGCCAATTGGTGGAGACTGAAAGGCAAAAGCGAGGAAAATCGGTGGACACTGATTTATTGGCATTAGCCAAAGAAAAAATTAAAAATGTTTCAATTTGCATGGAGGTTTAACATGAAAGATTACTTGAAAAAATTAATTGCAAGAAAAAAAGAAGAAGTAAAAAATTTAATGAAAAGAAGCGCGGAATCAGAAGATATTAATGAAGTGCGCTCTATCGGTGAAACCTTAACCGCGTTAAGAGATGAAATCAACGAAGCGGAAGAGCAACTAAAAAAAGAAGAGGAAAAAGAAGATAACAGCCAGCAAGGTCAATCTGACAGTCAGGGTCAAGAACCACAACAAAGAAGTTTTGATCCGACAAAAACTTATGGCGCTATGAGAATGGTTGGAAGTTTTGGTGAAAGCAAAGAAGCTAGAGATAATGACCCCACAAACACAGAAGAATATAGAACAGCTTTCCAAAACTATATTTGCAATAACATTCCGATTCCTGAAAATTTGAGAGCGAACGCAACAACCAAGACAACTGATGCTGAAACCGTTATTCCTACTGTTCTTGTAAATCAAATTATTGAAAAACAGGAATCTGTCGGAATGATCCTTCCTTTAATCACGAAAACAAATTATGCTGCCGGTGTGGAAATTCCAACCAGTGCATTAAAACCAAAAGCTACATGGGTAGCAGAAGGTGGAACAAGCGACAAGCAAAAGAAAACCACAGGAAAAATTACATTTACACACTACAAACTGCGCTGTGAAATCGCTATGTCAATGGAAGTTGGTGCAATGGCATTAAGTGCTTTTGAAGCAAAATTCGTAGAAAATGTTGTTGAAGCTATGGTAAAAGCAAAAGAACAAGCTGTTATTAGCGGTACAGGTAGCGGACAACCAAAAGGTATTTTACTTGAAACTCCACCGGAAGGACAAGCTATCACTGTAGCAAAAGCCGGAAAATTGGATTATAAACTGCTATGTACAGCAGAAGCCGCGATTCCGGAAGCATATGAAGCAAACGCCAAATGGTGCATGAGCAAAAAAACATTTATGTCATTTGTAGGTATTACAGATGCAAACGGACAGCCAGTCGCACGAGTAAATCACGGCATTAACGGAAAACCTGAAAGATACTTGCTAGGTAGAGAAGTTGTCACTTGTGGCGATTATATGAAAAATTATGCCGATACAGTAGAAGAAGATACAATCTTCGCGTTTATCTTTAACTTTAAAGATTATGCTATGAACTCTATCTATGATATTGGAATCCAGAAAAAACAGGATTGGGATACAGAAGATTTGCTGACAAAAGCTGTAACTGCATGTGACGGTAAAGTAGTGGATGTTAACTCTTTAGTAACACTCAAAAAAACAGTAGCGTAATGTAAAGGGGTACGGACTATGCAAGAGCTGGACTTACTGGAAGAGGTAAAAAAGAGTATAGGGTTAGGCGAGAACAATTACCACGATCAAACGATTTTAAGATACATAGCAGAAGTAAAACAATATTTGCTGGACGGAGGATGTAGTCCTAAAGTTGTAAATTCGTACTCTTCTTCCGGACTGATAGCTCGCGGAGTGCTGGACTTATGGACACCCACAGGAGCGGCAGACTTTAGCCCGTATTTTAAAAGCAGAGCGATACAACTTGCACTAAAGGATGATGAAGATGTACAAACCGAGTAAACCTTTTATTACACCTCTCCAAATACTTCATGCGAAAACAAAGAAGATAAATGGAGTTGTAACAAAAGTATATACCGATGGCGAGGTTATAAACGGTAGTTTCGCCACATACGGCGGAACGGAAACCACAGTTAATGGCGTGTACAGCATCATTGATACTGCAACGATAGAAACATACTATACGGATAAAATTAAAAGTGATGATCGCATCAAACGTTTGACGGATGGAGCTGTCTTTGAAATCAAAGGAGAACCGGAAAACATAGAGATGCGATTTTTATTTTTAAAAATCAAAGTACAGCGTGTAAAGGGTGGGGCGTAATGGCGAAATTAGGGATTGAGTTTGATGGTTTTGAAAAATTGATACAAAAACTGGAAGATGTGGAAGGCGCTGCGGAACAAGCAACGGAAAATGCACTTGTAGCAACACACGGGCTTGTAACGCGAAATTTGCAATCTGCAATTGCTCCGCATAGACGTACAGGAGAAACAGAAAGATCGCTTCAAAGAAATGCGGATGTTACATGGATTGGGACTACCGCCGAAGTTGAGGTTGGATTTGATATAGAAAACGGGGGATTACCTTCTGTTTTCTTGATGAACGGAACAGAGGTTAACGGAACGCCTAGAGTAAAACCGGATCCGAAATTAAAAAATGCGATTTACGGAGCCAAAACCAAAAAGGAGATAGCAGAATTGCAAGAAAAAGAGTTCAGAAAGTGTATAACGGGGTGAGGGTTTGAAAGAAAAATTAATTGAGATTTTAGAAACGATAGGCTATCCTGCATATCTGCAAGGCAGTATGTCGGAAGATGACGAATACCCCGGATCTTTCTTTACCTTTTGGAATTTTGACACAGAAGAAATACGACATTATAACGACAAAGCAACTTTTATATCATATGGCTTTTGGGTTTACTTCTATAGTGTAAATCCCACATTAGTAGAAAGCGTTATGAAAGAAACTGTCACCAAACTAAAAGAAAACGGATTCTTAATAACAGTAGCGGGGATGGATGCAGATAGCGGAACGAAAACCCACACAGGAAAAATGATAGAAATTTATTATACGGAGGAAATCAAATAATGATTATTAGAGAGTTTAGAGGTATCACTGATTTAGTGGTAGCGGAAGTGACGGAAGATACCGCAGAAAGCTTTACAACCGGTACACCGGAAGAATTCGCAGGTGTATCAGAGTTATCGAGAACTACAGAAACAAGTAGTGAAACACACTACTACAACAATATTCCTGCTGTTGTAATTGAAGGAACAGGAGCGGATACAGTTACAATCTCTGCTTCTGCACTCCCTTTAGATTTGCTTGCAAAAATCACAGGTCAATATCACGATGAAGCAACAGGCATGATGGTAGAGTGTGAAAGAACCACAAAATATTTTGCGATCGGATATAAAACAGAGATGACGGACGGAACCCCGATGTTTGTATGGAGATTAAAAGGTACTTTTGGTATTCCGGATTCTACACATGCGGTAAAAGATAACGGTACAAGCGCAAATGGACAATCGGTTACTTATACAGGTATCTCCACTACACATAAATTTACAAAAACCGGAAAAGAAGCGAAAGCGGTTATTGTAGAAATTTCCGGAGATAAAATTGATTCCAGCAACTTTTTTGAAACTGTACAAACACCAGATACAGTAAAAGTTAAAAGTGAATAAGGAGTATAAAAATGGAATTAAAACTTGTTACATATAAAAAAGAAAACGGAAAAAAGATTGTAGATAAAACTTTTTGTGCATCTGAATACACTCTTTCTTTTGGTACAATTGAAAATTTTATCAAAGTGATTGATATTGAAACTTTAACCAAATGCAAAAATGATGATGATCTTTTAATGTGGTGCGGTAAAGCAGTGCTGCAAGGTTTCGACCAAATCGCACCGTTAATGATGGATATTTTCGAGGATTTAACGGTAGAGCAATTAAAAACAGCAGCAACAAAAGATATTGCTAAAGTAATAATTAGGGTTATGAAATATACTTTTTCCGAAATCATGTCTTTAGGTAAAGAAAAAAACTAGGAAAGGGGGAGCGAGAGCTTCCCCTATATCAAATGTTTTTTATCCTGCAAATGAACATGTGTAAAACCTTTCCGCACTTAACGCCTTTTACACTGCGCAAAGAAAAAGCGGTAGAAGTTTTTGAGCTTATCAGGCGATTAAATGGGTATATCGAGTACGAAAAGGAAGAAAAAGTAACAACACAAACAGAATCTAATGTAATTGTAAGACCGGCAGGGGACAACTGGTTTTAATCCAAAAGTAAAGGCACATCAATATGATGTGCCTTTCTTGCTTTAGAAAAGAGGTGATACATACGGGAAAAGAAAATAACTATACCGCAAAATTTAAAGTTGATATATCAGATTTAAAGAAAAATATTACCGAAGCTAACAAAAACATCAGAATGGCGAATGCGGAATTTAAAGCAGCTACCGCTGGTATGGATGACTGGAAAAATAGTGCGGAGGGTATCAACGAAAAATTAAAGCAGTTAACCAAAGTGCTTGATAGTGAAAACGCAAAACTTAAAAGCTACCAAGAGCAATTGGAAAGAACAGCAAAAGCAGAAGAGGAAAACTCCAAGCGTGCAGAAGTGCTGAAAAAGCAGTATCAAGAAGCAGCAAAACAGTTTGGTGAAAACTCCGAAGAGTGCAAAAAGTTACAGTCTGCTTTAAATGCGGTTGAAAAAGAACAGGAATCTAACGCAAAAGGTGTAGAAGATTTAAGAATCAAAATATTAAATCAACAAGCGACAGTTGGCAGAACTGAAAAAGAATTCAGAAATTACCAAAAACAACTTGAAAATGTAGAGGGTGCAGCCAAACAAGCAGAAGGCGCAGCGGATGATCTAAGCGGTAGTTTGAAAGATGTAGAGGGTAGTGCAGAAAATGCAACAACCAGTACAGAAAAATTAAAAGAAGGCTTTACGGTTGTAAAAGGTGTTATCGCCAGTCTTATAGCCGAAGGAATCAAAAAACTAAGCTCTGAATTTGTAGATCTCGCAAAGCAAGCTGTTAATTTTTCAGCGGAATTTGAAAGTGCCATGAACACTCTGCAAGTACAAACCGGTATGAGTTCCAAAGAAATAGAAAAGTACAACGGAATCATGAAGGAGATGTACAACAAAAATTACGGTGAAAGTTTTGATGATATTGCGCAGTCAATAGCAACGGTAGCTCAAAATTCAAAAGAAGTAGACCCTGAAAAAATTCAGGAATTAACAGAAGGTGCTTTGACCTTACGTGATGCTTTTGGATTTGAGGTCAACGAAACCATGCGCGCAGCCAACATGTTAATGGATCAGTTCGGAATCAGCGGTGAAGAAGCATATAACTTGATTGCACAAGGCGCGCAAAACGGGCTTAATAAAAATGGTGATCTACTCGATACTATCAATGAATATGCGGTGCACTTTAAGCAAACAGGGCGTGGAGCAGAGGACTTCTTTAACATGCTTGAAAACGGCGCAGAAGAAGGCACTTTTTCTGTGGACAAGTTGGGCGATGCATGGAAGGAATTTGGTATACGCGCAAAGGACACCACCAACACCACAACAGAAGCATATGAGATTTTAGGACTAAACGCCGATGAAATGCGTGCGAAATTTGCAGCGGGCGGAGAAAGTGCAAAGCAAGCAACAGATACAATATTAACCGCGCTTTTCTCTATGGACGATGCGGTAAAACAAAATCAAGCTGGCGTTGACCTTTTCGGCACTATGTGGGAAGATCTCGGAGCAGATGCGATAAAAGCTCTTAGTGATACCAATGGAGAAATAACAACTACTAAAAATAGTTTAGAAGAAATAAACAAAGTGCAGTACTCTGGTTTCGAACATGAATTGGAACAGCTGAAAAGAGAGTTTAAAACCAGTTTATCTGAACCGCTTGCAGAAGAAGTGATTCCTCAAGTAAAAAAATTCTTTGATACTTTAAAAAGTAGTGGTTCACTACAAAGTTTTTCTAACATCTTGGGTGATGTAGCAGGAATTTTTTTGCAATTAGCAAATAAATTATTACCGCCTGCTCTTAAACTTTTAGAAGGAATACTGAAAAACTTCAAATGGTTAGCTCCCGCGGTTGGTGCGGTTGTAACGGCTTTTCTTACATATAAAAAGGCGTCCAAAGCGATAGATGGAACCAATACATCTGTCGGGTTACTAGCAAAAGGTATTTCTAATGTCTGCGGTGGAATAGATTTACAGATCGCAAAACAGACCATTTTAAACGGATTGAAAAGTCCGTGGGGTGCTTTGGCGGTTGGTGTAGGAACTCTTATAACAGGATTGGTAGTACTTGCTGCCAACATGGAAACAGAAAGTTCTTTGCTAAGGAAACAAAGAGAAGAAGCGGAAGCGAATATTAAAGCACGACAAGAATTAATTGACAAACAAAATGAGCAAATTGCTACGGGTTTAGGTGAGATTGAGCAAACGCAACAACTTGCAGGTGAACTTGAAATGTTAGTTGATGCAAACGGTAGAGTAAAAGAAGGCTACGAAAACAGGGCGCAATTTATCTTAGGAGAACTAAACGAAGCGCTCGGAACCGAATATGAGATGATAGACGGACAAATCACCAAATATGATGAATTGAAAAATCAGATCGATTCATTAATCGAGAAAAAGAGGGCACAAATTATTGTAGAAGCTCAAGAAGAAGCCTACAAAGAAGCTATTTTAAACTACCAAGATAAAGCGATTGAAAAACAGAAGCTGTATAACGATTTAAAAGATATAGAAGCACAAATAGCAAACGAAACCGATTCACAAATTTTGCGTGGACTTTATCAAAAACAATCTGAAACACAAAAAACTTATGATGCGGTATCACAAGAAGTAAGCGGATACTATAACGATATAATGACTTATGAAAGAAATGCTACTCTTCTAGCAAGTGATAACGCAGAAGATTGGAAGAAAATTCAAACCGATATTACTGCAACTGCATCAAATACAACAAACGCCAAAAAAGAGCAATTGCAGCAACAACTAACAGCCGATAAAGATTATTTAGAGCAAATGAAAACTGCGTATGCACAAACTAACGACGAAACTTTAGCGGACATGATAAAAACGAAAGAAGAATCGATAGCAAACACACAATCCCAAATAGATTCTATGGCTAGCACAGTAAATACAGGATTCCCAAGTGTACTATCAGCGTGGGGAACAGGTATGAATAATGCTGTGAATGCAGTTAGTGAAAAATCCCCATTTTTTCAAAGTGCTATGTCAGGAAATATGAATTCCATAGTAAGTGGTGTATCTGTAAACGGATGGAAAATATCCGATGCGTTGGGAACTACAATGACTGACGGAGAGCAAAGAATTAAAGATGAAAGAGGAAACTTTGAGTCAGCGGCTGGTTGGGCGGTAGGTGGTGCAGACAATGGTGTTAATAATGGAGCACCTGCGGTGCTACGCTCTATAGGAGGTTTAGCCTCCAATATGCTCACCACTTTTAAAGCTACTTTAGGTATCGCTTCTCCCTCTAAGGCTTTTATGAGAGAAACGACATGGGTTCCTAAAGCTATCGTAAAAACGCTTAAAGATAAAGCGAAAACCGTTAAAGATCAAATGAAAGAGCTGACAGGCGGGATGATAGACACAGCAAAAACTACGTTAAAAGACGGAAGGTTAAGTGATGTGTTCGGAACAGAAATTCAAGGCGCAGCAGACATGCTAAGTCAAGTAAAACTCGGTTCAAAAGCTGCTGGAGTTTTGGCGGGTACAAACTATAATTTGTCAAGCGGAACAAGTCTGGGGTATATAGGTAGTGCAAGCCAAAGTATGCAGAAGGAGTACAACTTTTACCAAAATAACTATTCTCCAAAAGCGCTGTCTCGATTTGATATTTACCGACAAAGCAAAAATTTATTATCACAAGCAAGGAGGGTGTGAATGTTTAAACTCACTTTAGAAAACGAACAAGGAAAACAAATAATTTTACACCCCAGCACTCAATATGTTGTCACAAGTATACAAGGGTTAACCCCTCCAACAGCTACTATAAATAGTTCTGTTGTTGCTTTGCAAGACGGGGAAGTGTATAACAGTGCAAGAGTAAATACAAGAAATATTGTTATTTCAGTTAAACCGCAGCCGGATGTAGAAAAAAACCGAATCGCTTTATATGATGTAGCAAAAACAAAACATTGGTGCAAGCTGTACTTTAAGAGTGACACCCGAGATGTATATATAGAAGGATATATAGAAAGTGTGGACGGCTCTCTTTTTGAGATGAGTCAAGAAATACAAATCTCTATACTGTGCCATAAGCCTTACTTTGTCGCACTGGAAACGATCATAACGGAAATGTCAAAAACGTTGGATTTATTTGAGTTTCCTTTTGCGATAGAAAAAGAAGGTATCGAAATCAGCAGAATTGAAGATGATCTGGTAAAAACCATTATCAACGGCGGAGATGTCGAAACCGGTATTATCATAGAAATGTTAGCTAGCGGAAATGTTGTAAATCCGACTATTTACAATGCTGATACAAGGGGAAGTTTTGGATTAAATATCACTTTGCAGATGGGTGATAAAGTAACAATTAACACAACGCCGGGGAATAAGTCTGTAATTCTCACAAGATACGGAGTGGAGCGTAATATCATAAATAACATTACGAAAAATCCAGAGTGGTTTAAACTTTTACCCGGTGAAAATACTTTTACATATAGCTGTCAAGATGGAGAAGAACTACTATCTGTTAGATACCTATGTGAAAGTAAGTTTGAGGGAGTGTAGAACATGGACTTATACATAACAAATCCAAAATTCGAACTAGTAGGGGTTATAGATAGCTACACTTCACTTATCTGGACAGAGCGGTATAACGACTGCGGCGACTTTGAAATCATGATAAGTGCCAATGACAAAAATATAGACATTTTGCAAAACGGATACTATATCAAAAGAACAGATACAGACAGAGTGGGAATTATTGAAACAAAAACCACTCAAACCAATGAAGAAACCGGAGATTATATTATAGTATCGGGAAGGATGTTGGAAAGTATCCTTGATAGACGTATCGTTTGGCAGCAAACCACTTTAAATGGCTCCATTAACGAAAGCGTGCATCGGCTACTAATAGAAAACGCAATTTCCCCCAGTATAAAAGCGAGAGCTATTCCAAATTTAACCTTTATCACGCAGGAGGAGTTTGAAGGTAAAGTAGAAATGCAAGTTACAGGAGATAGCCTTTTAACAGTAATACTGGATATATGCAAAATGTTTGGATTGGGCTTTAAAGTGATTTTAAGTATAACAAACGTTATAACTGCATGTTTATATAAAGGTGCTGATCGCTCGTATCAACAAAACGAAAATAGTTATGTGGAATTTAGTCCAGATTTTGATAATCTCATTTCCTCTAATTTTATGACAAGCAGCCAAAACTACAGAAATGTTGCTTTAGTAGCTGGTGAAGGCGAAGGGTTAGACAGAAAAACAATCCCTGTCGGAGTTGCGGAAGGCATGGAAAGATATGAGTTGTACGTAGATGCCAGAGACGTTTCCAGTAATGAAGGCGAAATCGCGGAACAGGAATATTTAACGCTTCTTCGAGAAAGAGGAAGAGAAAAGTTACTGGAATACTTGACAGAAACATATTTTGAAGCGGATATAGAGCCGCAATTCATGTTTCAATATCGGAAAGACTATATGCTTGGAGATATAATAATACTAAAAAACGAATATGAGATTACGGCATATCCGAGAATTATCGAAGTAATTGAAAGCGAAGATGAAACGGGGTATAAAGTAGTGCCGACCTTTGAAAGTGAGGAGGGAAAATTTTGATAAAGTGCGGATTTTATAACAGCAAAAATGGAGATCGTAAGTATAACGCGGAAGATATGACACAGCCATATAAACGGCTTGTAAGTGATGGTGTATATGCTATGCCTGCCGGACAGCTAAAAGTTACAGCCGCAGGAGGGATGAAAATACAAGTCAGTGCAGGGGCTGCAAAAATCGGTTCTCGCTGGCTGGAAAGTGATGCAATAGAAACTTTTACTCTAGATCCTTCTGACGTAGCATTAAATCAAATTTATGCCGTTGTAATTAGAGATGATAACAGCGAAAATGTGAGAGATGGTTTAATTGCACTGAAAAAAGGAGCTCTTGCCAGCAATCCAATAGCACCGGAGGTCGAAAGATCGGAAAATATCACCGAGCTAAAAATCGCAGAGATACGAGTAAATAAATTAGTAGAAGAAGTGACGAATGCGGATATAAAAGATACCAGAGCGGATACCGCGGTATGTGGCTGGGTAACGGGATTGATAGATCAGGTTGACACTTCCGATCTTTTTACACAGTGGGAAAGTGCATACGAGCAAGAACACCAAAGACAACAAGAACAAATCACGAGCAACCAGTGGGAATTTGATAGATGGTTCGACAATATCAAAGACACTTTTTTAACGCAAGCAACTATCGTGCGAAGAAAAACATCGGAAATCACTACTCAAAGTAGCGGTGTTAAAGTGATAGATATAAATATATCTGATTTTAACCAAGATTTAGATATTTTAAGTGTTTTTGTTAACGGATTTAAACTTCCAGAAAGTGACTATACATATAACACCACACAAATAACGTTGAATAAGGCGTTAGACACAGGGTCGGTAGTGCTAGTGGAAGCACTGAAATCTGTAGATGGGAAAGATGCTGAAACTACTATGCAGGAGTATGTAAAGCAAGAAGCGAGCGCGAACGCTGCAATTGCAAACGCTAATGCTGCGGCAGAAGAAGCGAGAACAACTGCCGCAACAACTGCAACAAACACGGTAAATGCAATGAAAGGACAACCTAACGGCATTGCGAGTTTGAATGCCGGCGGAGAGTTGGAGCAAGCACCACCTCAAAGCGTGATGTTTCTTGCTGCGCATCCAGTGGGAAGCCTCTACGAGACAGATATAGCCACAAACCCGGGAACCCTATACGGTGGAACATGGGCAGCATGGGGAGGCGGAAAAGTTACGGTCGGGTTAAACGCTGCCGATACAAGCTTTAATACAGTAGGGAAAACAGGCGGAGAAAAAACACATACGCTAACGATTGCAGAAATGCCATCACATACACACGATATTAAAATGCGAAGAAATGAAGCGTGGGACTATACTGCTCTATCCGACTACTACGGCGACCCTGCGGGTGGCACGGGCTTTCAGATGGAAATACAAATGGACATGTATGTTCCATATACAGGCGGCGGACAAGCACACAACAACTTGCAGCCGTACATCACTACATACAGATGGAAAAGGACGACATAAGGAGATTTTATGAATAAAATTGACGAAATTTTCCTACAGATATACCCTGTTGGCTCGATGTTTTGCAGTACACAAAGCACGCTGCCATCTATGGGAGAGTGGGAGCTTGTAAGAGAAGATGTCCAAGAGGTATGCGAGACAGAAGCAAAAGGGGAACTTTTATGGTACTTTCAAGACTACAGCAAAGAGCCTAGAGTGGAAGTAAAAATGTATATATATAAAAGGGTAGCGTAAAGGAGGAAGTAAAATGGCATTAGAAAAAGAACTAATCAACGGAAAAGGTGTAAAAACAACGTATCACCGTATAGAAAGTATCTCTATGGTAGACGGTATCAAAGTCACGGTAAAAAGCTATACAGATGAAAGTTACAGACAGCAGGAAAAAGAAAGGGAAGCCCTTATCAAGCGGCAGGAGGAAGTCAAAGAGCAGCTTAAAGCGGAAATGGCGAAAACAGGGGAAGAATACGACAAAGAAAAAGTGATTGCGTTGACAGAGGAAACTAACGAAATCGGTTTTCCTGTCCCTTTAGACTTGGCTATCTTCGTCCACACCTTTGAGTATCCATTGGATAGAGATTCAGTAGTCAGCTATGAAGCGATGTATGAAAAGTTAAAGCAAGAGCCTATTTTTGAAGGCGCGACAGATGTATCGGAGGAGTAAATATGCAACTATCAGTAATCGATGTAAGCGAACATCAAGGAAATATTGACTGGGAAAAAGTAAAAAATGCGGGTGTGGTCGGTGCTATGATACGTACAGGCTATGGTGTTAAAGACCCGAATCAAATTGATAAGTGGTTTTATAATAATCTTTCAGGCTGTCAAAACGTTGGTATGCCTTATGGATTCTATCACTATTCTTATGCTACAAATGCAGCAGGTGCAGAACAAGAAGCAGACTTCTGCCTTGAGCTTATTGCAGGCAGCAACCCGCAGTATCCTGTAGCCTTTGATATGGAAGAAAATCGTCAGGCAGCACTAGGTAAAGCGATTTGCACCGATATGGCAATCGCGTTTTGCAACAAAATCCGCGCAGCAGGCTATCAACCTATGCTGTATACCAATCTTAACTGGGCAACCAATTATATTGATATGGCTCGTATTGACGCGGCAGGCATAGACGTATGGTTGGCAC